CTATTTTGCAAGATATGGTTCTAAATTAATCGACTTTTGCCGTGAACGTACCCGCATTACTGAAATAAGAGCATCCCTGTCCAGCATCTCTGCACTACCCCGCATAGCCAACCAGTGAGGCCTGTGTGTTTTTGTCCATGTAGATTTAGCAACTCCTATGAACACCGCTAACTCCTGATGTTCATAGGTCTCACGCCCTGCCAGCTCACTCTTCACATCCTGTGCCGCCAGCCAAATCAGTTTCTTCAGACGATCCAGCGTTTTCCCTGCAATTTTTCTGGTACCAGCCTGAGCTTTAAACTCACCCCATACCCATTGTGTTATAGTGACCTGATCTTCCCAGCAAACATTTCCACTGTAGCACCACAGTAACCACGCCTTCTGATGTTCTTCCAGTTCCAGAACGGCACGCCGCCACGATGATGTTGCAAACTCAACCGGACTGACCAGCGCAATTGATGAGCCTTTCGCCAGTGATTGTTTACCCGGGATCGGTTGATTATCCCGCGTGATCATTTTTCCGGTTACCTCATCGCGATAACGAATTTTTTTGCGTCTGTAACGCCCTGTATCGAACAGGGCATTCTCCTGCCAGGCTTCCAGCTGGCCTTTTGTCGCCCCACTGAGATCCGCAGTGGCAATCATGAGTTGCTCACGAACAAACTGTAAATACTGGTTATTCATGCGCACTCCAGTTCTGTGATTTTTATCCCCAGCCGCCCGCCAGGAACAGGCAGGCCACGCACAATATTGATTTCATCAAACTGCTCATCGTCCATTAACAACCCCGCATGCGTAAGCGCATCCAGCGGCGCTTTCAGAATATTGTCCAGGTCACGGCGGCGCTTATCCGGTGGCTCTGCAATAATCCTGATTACCAGCCTTCCGGACAGGCTTAATTTCAGCCGCTGCTGGTTAACAATAAGCGCCACAGCACGGCGATAGCGCTTTCCCTCCTCCGAGATAAAATATGTGCTGCCACGACGACGCCAGTAGGTGTTCACCGTTGGCGGGTAAGGTAAAACCAAATCTATGAGCATCAGTCACCTCTTTTACCCGAGCACGCCAGTCGCAAAGGCGTGATCAAGAAAATGAAAAATTAACTCAACCTGGGACCCGTACTTTTTCTCAAACTCCAGCGGGTCAGCATGAAGTTCGTTGTGGTGCTCCCGGCACAACGGTAGTGTGAAAATATCGTGGGATTTTGTCCCCATACCGCCCTGCCCATGGCCAATCAAGTGATGCGGATCATCAGCTGGCTTTCCACAGCATGCACACGGCTGCGTCTTAACCCAGCGCGTGAACTTTTCATTAACCCAGCGACGACGTTTAGGCCGTTTCATGAAAGATTCCGGGGACTCCGGATCAACGGCGATGCTTACTACCGTCTTTTCCTGTGGCGTGGTTTGTGGCTGGTGGGCGTGAAGCGGTGGCGCTATGTTTTTTGTCCGCTGCTTCAGGATGCTGGTGGCGGTCTGCTCTCCCGGTATGATGTCGCTCTCACTGTATACGGAGCGAATTTTTTCCACCGGTAATCCCAGCGAACGACGCAATACAGATTCCGGAAGCGCATCAGCCACCTGATTGCAGACCGCCCACCAGGATAATTCAGCCAGCGATAATTCACGCTCCTGTGCGCCATTCATTACGTGACGGATGACGTCAATCATCCAGGCGGCCAGATTCTGTTGAGCAAGTAGCTCCAGTGAATCAGATGTCTGCTCCCGCAGGTGGTTGTCGCAGTGCCAGCACAACACCATCGCGCCGGTACTGTAACGGTGAATGACGGTTTCGCTGTGATGATAATCGCCGTGTGGCCACTGGCAGGATTTCACGTGACGTAATAACCAGTCAGACAGTACACCAGCGCCACCCGCAGCACGGATCACCCGCTCATCGCTGAAAAATGGCAGTAATGATTTATCTTCCGCCAGCGGCTGGCGAACGGCAGGTACAAACCCGGACGGCAGAGCACGCATGCTTTTCGGTTCCGGCTCCACCAGCACCCTGCCGCAATGAAAAACAGGCAGTGATTCGCGTCCGGGCTTAAGGACCACCAGGCCAAGTTCCGGCACCAGAACAGGTCGAAGTAATACCCGCACGTTACCTCCAGATACGTTGCTGGAATGTGCGGGACGGACGCGGTGGACGTTCGGAATAAGGGAGCCTGACAGAGATTATCCAGTGACGATAATTGAGGCTGAGGGCTTTCTTAACCTCGTATCCGCGCCTGCGGTAACACTGAATCAGCCATTCGGCCTGTTCTTCAGTGCATGGAGGATGCTGGTACCAGTGGGTTTTAAATACGTGCGAATGCCGCCCCCGCTTAATGGCCGGGACGGCTTCAGAATTGTGGGATTTTATATGTTGCGCCATCGGGTTCTCCGGTGACACAGCAGGTGCCAGTTGTTCAGGCTGGCTGGATGATTTTAACCAGAATGCGATAAAAAGTGTATAAGACCATCACATATTGCATTCATGCAAAATGATTGTTACATAATATTACTTAATAAGTATAGGTTTTACCGTTTTATCATTAGAAGATTGTATGTCAGGAACCATAACAAAAATCAGCACAGGGGAAAATGTTCTGTCAGCAGCAATCCATCGCATTGAATGGTTGTTCGAAACGTTTAATGAGGTCTGCTTGTCTTTTTCTGGTGGCAAAGACTCTACTGTGCTTTTCCATCTTGTGGCAGAAGTCGCCAGTAGAAAAAAACGTCGTTTTTCGGTTTTATTCATTGACTGGGAAGCCCAATATCAGTGCACGATTAATCATATCCAAAAGATGAGGGAAATGTACCGGCATGTGACAGACAATTTTTACTGGGTAGCGCTTCCTCTGACTACGGTAAATGGCGTCTCTCAGTTTCAGCCAGAATGGATATGTTGGGAGCCAGGTGTAGAATGGGTTCGTCAGCCACCAGATGACGCTATTACAGATATGTCGTATTTCCCATTTTATCGGTATGCCATGACGTTTGAAGAATTTGTTCCGGCATTTTCTTCCTGGTTTGCCGGTAACCGATGTGGAGTGGGAATACTAACTGGTGTTCGTGCTGATGAATCGCTCAATCGCTTTATGGGACTGGTGTCTCAGCGCAAACTGAGATATGCAGATGATAAACCCTGGAGCACCGCTTCACCCGATGGTTTTTACTACACCATGTATCCATTGTATGACTGGAAAACAAATGATATATGGACGTATAACTCAAGAACCCGCGCCATCTACAATCCCCTGTACGACCTAATGTACCGTGCCGGAGTGTCGTTACGCAACATGCGTGTTTGTGAGCCCTTTGGCCCGGAACAGCGTAAGGGGCTGTGGCTTTACCATGTTCTGGAGCCGGAAACCTGGGCCAGGATGTGTGAGCGAGTGTCAGGGGCTGCCAGTGGCGCTCTTTATGCCAATGAAAGCGGTGCCTATTTTGCTCTGCGTAAACGAATCACAAAACCGGCTCATCATACCTGGCGCAGCTACGCAATGTTCATGCTGGATGTTATGCCAGAAAGAACAGCAGAACATTACCGTAACAAAATTGCAGTCTACCTGCGCTGGTATCAGACGCGGGGCTTCCCGGATGATATCCCGGATGAACAGGAGAATGACCTGGGGAGCCGGGATATCCCGTCCTGGCGACGTATCTGTAAGACGCTCATAAAGAATGACTTCTGGTGCCGGACCCTCTCCTTCAGTCCGAACAAACCCCGGCACTATGAGCGTTATCTGCAACGAATGAAGGAAAGGAGGAAAGAATGGGGGATTCTGTGACGCCTGAGATGGATGTACTAAGCAACATGATTCGTCAGTACTTCAGTCGGGAACAGCCCGAAGAAGAGTCCATACGAGCCCTTAACCATCTGCGCAGGGTACTGCATGAAGTCAGTCCTTTTGCACAGGAGCCTGTAGACTGTGTGCTGTGGGTGAAAGCGGATGAGGTGGTAGCCAACGATTATAACCCCAATGTCATGGCACCAAGTGAGAAGAAACTGCTGAAGCAGTCACTGGAAAAAGATGGTTTCACACAACCGGTGGTGGTGTCAGAGGAGAAGAATCATTATCTGGTGGTGGATGGTTTTCATCGTCAGTTATTGGGCAGAGAATCAGTTACAGGAAAACGTCTGAGGGGCTGGCTGCCTGTAGCCTGTATTAATCCAGAGAGAAAAGGGCAAGCCGCACGCATTGCCGCAACCATTCGACATAACCGGGCTAGGGGGAAACACCAGATAGACTCAGTGTCTGATATTGTAAGAGATCTTTCACGCTTGGGATGGGCAGATGAACGCATTGGCACTGAGTTGGGTATGGATCAGGATGAAGTACTGAGACTTAAACAAATTAGCGGGCTAACTGAGTTATTTCAGGAAGTGGATTTCAGCCCGGCATGGACAGTTAAATAGCAAGCTCGACTTACTCCCGGCAAGGCAACAAAATGATAACTAATACAACTCAAGGGCGATTAATATCGCCCCTTTTACTGCTCAATTTTCGACCGATACATCTACTTGACTCTCGTTTTACTCCCCCTTTTTACCCGATATGGAAATTCCCATATCGTAATGAATTCAGCTCCCCAGACGATCCATCAAAAGCACGACCAGGCAGTAAACACCCACAACAACAATAACGGCCAGAGCGCCTTCCATTGCCAGTGAGATATCATCCGACATATTCCCTCCTTTGGTGTGAATCCCGGCGAACGTTTTTACCCCCACCGACAAATAACATATATTAAAAAAGCGATAACCATAGCAACGCCTGTAATTGCAAATGCTTCAGGCCAGTTCATTGGCGCACCTCCTGCGGCGGTTCTGGTAGCGGCATCCAGCCGGTTACATTGCGGCTCTGTGTTTCGAAAAATTCATCACCATTACGGACTACATCAAAAAACTCACCGTCTCGATATTGCGCATAAAGAACGAATGCGCCATCACATAAAATAATTACGTGCTGACCATCATCCGGCATTCGCTCACTACAGCTTATCCAACCATCCGGAGTTACCGGATAGTTGGTTGACGTTTCCGAGATTTCCCGAAAATTATTGGTTGACGACCCCTTATTTTCCCGAAAGTTTCCAGCCTGAAGCATGGCGGCGCGGTGACACCAGATAATCCAGCCAAGCGCCATATCCCATGCCATGTATTCTCTATCGCCATTTTTTGCTCTGCGGCGATCTACAGATTCTCCGAAACGCTTCTCCATAAATAATTCATAGGCTGCTCGTTCATCCGATACTGCTGCCAGTGATGCCAGCGCAATCCGTGCCAGCTCTTCCGCTTCTTCTGCTGGAAGCACAACGTTGCTACCCGGTCCGTATGTTTCGCGCCAATGCTGGATTGTCAGCAGTCAATCTTTGGTAATAGTGGTCATGCCGCGTTTCCTTCTTTCTTATTAACAATTACACCGTCATATATTTCATTAAGGTGCCCTCTCAACTCCATGCGCCTTAATGCAGATAACATGTAATCGCATTCAACCTGCTTATTTCCAGTAAATGGCTTATCGTCAGGATTACCCCAACAGCAATTACCCCTGGGCCATCCATGTACTTTCCGTACTCTTCCGTTAACAACGTGAAGTAATCCCCAGCCGGGAGGTAAATCCTCAACTGAAATAATTCCCGGCTCACTAATAAAGAATCGCCAGTCGCCCATGCCAAGTGAGGGATTTTTACGGAAACGCTTTTTTCTATCTGCCAACAAGTCAGCACGAGAACACTTCGCCTCTATCAGGCATGATGCTGAATTTCTGAATCCCATAGCATCTGGCTGTTCTCCGGTACTGGTTACAGCAACAAAGCGGTCATGAAAGCAAACCTTGAACCCGTTGCGCTTAAGGAACTTGTACGCAATCTGACAGAGTTCGTGGTGTGTTAACGCCATATCACTCTCCTTTGATGCGAATGCCAGCGACGCGTAATGCGTGTTCTAGGTCAATCAGGTAAAGCCAACTGCCATTTTCTTTAGGTATCATGACTTGTCGCTCATCTGCATTTATCGGGTGTCCATATCGAAGGTCGTAACGAGTCGGTAATTGAACTTCCCGCGCTTCCAGTTCAGCAATACGCTTGCTCCCATCAGAGATAACGCCTTCGTAATACTCACGCTGCTCGTTGAGTTGTGATTTTGCTTCTTCCAGTCCATCCAGCAAATCAGCGATAATATCCGCTTCCCGATGACGGATGTGACGCTTAAACGCCGCTAAAGCTGCATCACAATCCTGTTCAGCGTTTGGACTGTCTGGCTTTTCCTGATACCACGCCAGCGTCGATTGATAGTTTTGTGCTGCCTCACGCAGTGCCTGATAGTCAATCTTGCTCACTGGCTGCCTCCTTTGCCGGGATTTCTAACTTTTGAGTGGTTGTATCAAATTCAAACAACTTAACCACGTCATCAAACAGGACATAATCACCATCAGGATCTTCAGTCATATCAGTGCCACAATCCTGACCGCACGAGTCGCAACCACCCATATCAAGCTCGTATCGCTTCAGGTTCGCGATATTTGATAAATTCAGCGCCAGTACAGCCAGATCATTAACCTCGTCTGCGGTATACCCTGCACCATGTCCATACATTCCAATGCGGGATATGATTTCTTCTACACGTTGTTTTGTGATCGTCATTTTTCTCTTCACTCCGATATACAAGGATTACTACGCCCCCTCTGCTGATTGCGCGAGCTGGATCTCCTGGTTCCATACCGTCAATCCCGAAGGCTTCGAAAAATGCATCCATTGCCTGCTGGCGTTGATCCTGCCTACGGCGTTTATTCCATTTTTTCATGAACAACAGTGACATCCATCGTCCGCTGCAGAACATGATGTAGAAATAACCAAGAAGTGCCAGGCCGGTATTCAGGGCCGTATCAATCGTTATCGCCGGGTCAATATTCACTGACCACCTCCTGAAAAATAACCGCATGACCCAGTTTCTCCGTCAGTGCCAGCTCAGTCCTTGCACCTGCCGACTGCTGCCAGCCTTTCAGTATGTAAACCGCATCCACGCAACGGAGCATTGCCATGCAAATATCCATGTAGTGTGGCTGAGTCAGCCCGTCCGGAAGCACAGCCGGATTTAAAACGGTATGCCCTTCCCGTTTCAGCGCCTCTGCCGCCTTGTGAAATGCCTCGCGGTTAAAATTTTCATATCCCGTCATCGGACCGGCGATATAAATCCTCACTCCTGAACCCTCCTGTCGAAATAAACGTAGTTATTCACTGCGCCCAACTTCATCCCAAACTTTTCGGCAATTTCCCGTTGGGGTACGCCACGCTGATGCAGTTGCCGCGCCAGCTCAATATCACGCTGTGAGAATTTGGCTGACTGGTGATAATCACCCCGTAACATCATGCTGATCCCCAGTTCCCGCGCTTTCGTCCTGACGGCTGACTCACTACGGCCAATCAGATAACCGATGCTTTCGACTCTCATCGTTCCCGCACACTGCCGGAGTATCAGGATTTCAGCCCAACGCCACTTCTTCCAGCCACTCACCGCTGCTGCTCTCTGGTGGTGGTAATATCCCGGAGAATATCCCTGTGTTTGTTCAGTTCCCGCAGTGCAGCACAGACTCGCTCCCACTTCTGGACATCACTTTTCGCCCGACGCAGTTCGCGGTTTGCCATATGCAGCTATGGTAAAACCAGGTCATCCGCTTGCGTTTCGGTGAACAGTGGCAACGACTGCACAATATCCACCACAGTTTCTGTTTTAATATCTTCCTGTGTAGTCGTTTGCTGGACTGGTAACGCAACACCTGCTGGCTGAGGAAGGGCTTTACCATCCGTTTCCGCTACAGATGCGGCTTTCGGCTCTACTGGTAAATTATCGCCCGGCATGCAGTAACGAAATTTACCGCCCTGATTCACGCGAATCAGACGCCCTTTGCTGATTGCCATTGCCAGCGATGAATTCGCACGGCGGGAGGTAATTCCGAACATCAATGCCAGCTCATCCGCCGTTTGTGGGCCATGTTGTTCAATCGCCTCTGTCAGCATTTGCGCCGTCACTTTTGGTGGTTGTATCACAGATTCACTTTCCCCTGCCTGAGTCAGCCACCACATCGCCCCCCTGTTATCCGCTTCACCACGGCGTTTCAGTTTCCACAGTTCGTTGACAGCCTCTTCACGACTGATTCCAAGGCGCGCAGCCACCACATGTGAAGAGGCTTTTTTCAGTGCTTTCAGTGCGTCAGATACGGTTTCCATTAAAATTTCCTCCGGACAAAATTACTTCACAACCCTCATATTGCTGACATTTGGACGCCAGCTATCCCAGTTAAACGTCACCCATCGACCACCGTTCATGGTCATGCGGTCCATAATCCTCTCACCAAGAAGCGTACTCATTGCGGCATGATTCAGGTTTGTTAACATCCCGACACTGCACAGTGATGCTGTCCGGCGATCAATTATCTGGTGCAATACCACCTGCTCGTTTTTCGTCTCCCGCTGGACGCCTATTTCATCCAGGACCAGCAAATCAACCCCGCAAAGCTCCTGTAAAAATTTTTCCCCGGATTTGCCGTTGTCGTAGCTGTCATGCAACACGCTCATGACGTCAGACACGGTGACGATAATCACGCTGCGCCCCTTCACCATCAGCCGGTTGCCCATCGCCGCTGCAAGGTGATTTTTCCCGGTGCCGGTTTTACCGCTGAACACAAAATTCGTGCACCCGGTCATCAGTTCGTCAGCTATGGATTTGGCCTAGCTCAGCGCGTATTTTTGCCCGTCGTTCTGCACCTGATAATTTGCAAACGAGCATTTGCTGTGCAGAGGCTGGATGCCCGAACGATTCAGGATTTTTTCCACCCGCAACTGGCGATTCTGGCAGTTAATCTCCTCGCTGCGTTTTCGTCCTTCAGCAAGTTGCCATTCCCGCCACTCCTCCACCGTCCGGTACGGTGGAACCGCCCCCAGTGGTGCAAGTCTGCGAATACATTCAAGAACCCCAACTGCCGCAATGTTTTTCATGCCACATCACCCCCTGAATCCCGGCGGTATTTCAGTGTCCGGTTCAGAAATGTGATTTACGCAACGCTGCGCGGGCGAACGCCCCAGGCGGATAACCAGTTCATCCCATTTTTCCCTGAGTTTTGCCGGACTCATGATGTTTTTTACCCAGAACGAATCCCGCTGGACACGCCCAAACATTTCACAAATCTGCCGGTGACTACGTCCATCCAGCATACGCATCATGCGCACATCATTCGCCCAGGTCGTCCAGTTAGGTTCTCTGGGGCGTGACACCTCACCATCATCACTGGCGGCCTGTTCATACAACGCCACAACCCGTCCCCAAATCCACTGCGCACAGGCGACATCCTCACGGGTACCCCACTGTCGCTTCGGTACATTCCAGGTATGCGCATCTGGGTGTTTCTCCAGAAATCGCTCAACTGGTGATGATCGTTTTTCGTCCAGCAGTGAAACGTCCGGACAAGAAGATCTTTTATCTGACGGATCAGGTTTTAATACTGACGGATCGGGGTCAATCATCGCCCCCCTAATACGCAGTTTTTTATCAACCGTTGATCCATCAACATTTGACGGGTCAACCGTTGAGGGGGCAATATTTGACGGGTTAACTGTTAACGGGTCATTTTTTGCCGGGCTAATTTTTCTTTTCGGTTTATATGCCTCACGCGCCGCAGTTGCAGCTGCTTCGAGTTTTTCCACATTAAGCCGATAGATATTGCTTACGTTACGCCCACCGACCTTACGCTCTTCCTTCGTCAGCCAGCCCTCTTTCGCCAGTTCTGCAATAGCAGATTTAACGGTGGATTCACTTCTTGCACCGATCTGACGCCGGATAGTTTCAATGGCAGGCCATGACACGCCCTCGTCATTGCTGTAGTCTGCAAGACGGGCCATAACCGCCACCCTGGATAAGATCATGCCGGTGAAGGCGCACCCTTCCCAGACAAGACCATGAAGCTTGCTGCTCATAAACCCCCCGAACACCGTGCTTTTAGTGCATCACCACAGCATTCCCTGCCGGGCCGCCGCGATTCATCTGGTCATACAAAACAACCGCTGACGCAACAAAATCATCGACATCCTTCACCAGCCGATCCCTCCGTTCGACGATCTCACGGTAATATTCAGAACTGTGGCTGCGCATACGGGCCACCAGCAAAGGCGGCATCGCCTTTTCGATCGCCGGTAACAGAGCCTGCATTTTTTCAACAGCATCAGGGGTGTCTTTATCCAGCCAACGGAAAATTTTCTGTGTATTACGGGCCAGGGCTTCCGGATGGCTGTCGTCGTACAGTTCAGGGAACGTCATCCCCAGTTCGAAATAAGTCCGGGCTATTTCAGCTGCAGGAACTTTCTCACCGTCCGGATAGGCCCAGGCATTGATCGCCATGCGGATGTGCTCATGCTTGATTTTCATGAATCAAGCTCCTAGAAAGTGGTTGTGTTAACGTTTTGGTATCTTCCAGCTCAGGCCAAATATTCATCCAATCAAAAGGCCTTAGTTGCTGACGTGTAACTTCACCATTACTGGCTCGCTCAATAAGGACACATAACGATGCCCCTAACACTTGGCCTTTACTCAATGCCTTTCTTAGATAACCGATGCTGGTACCACACTCGCATGCAAACATACGCTGTTCATCTGACGAAAGAGAATTGAGAAATATTCTTAATTCTTCCATAGCTACTCCTTAGTAAACACAGCAAAGAATACCTATAGGTAAACAAAAGTCAATACCTTTGGGTTGTTTACCTTACGGTAATCACATCTATTATTTACCTATGGACAAATATGAATTTAGACGACAGCAGCTCATCAAAATTCGTGATGAGAAATGCGATGGTAAAGCGGTTAACGTAGCCAGAAAGATCGGTCGCGAGCCTTCTTATGTATCAAGAATGTTGTACCCAGAGGGGAAAAAGGGAAAAAAACGGATCGCTGATGATATGGTGGAGATTATCGAAGAGTCCTTTGGGTTACCCCGAGGATGGATGGATGGTATCGTTTCATCATCAACGAACACAGCCTCCAATTATGAAACAAGGGTTCTAACGCCACGACAACGTATTTTTTTAGATCTCTTAGACGAGCTGCCAGAAAGTGAAGCGGATAACTTATTAAAAACTCTTGAAGAGAAAAAACAGTATTACAATATGATCTACGAAGAAATCCGTAAAAAGAAAGCACAAAACGCATCATAACTCACCAAACAACCAGTCACCAGTTAAGACGCCTGAAAAAAAGTTACCCATGGGTATTTACTTTTTGGGTACCCATGGGTATGCTCCCTTTCATACCAACCCACTCCGCCCCACAGAATGCAGGGCAATACCTCGAGTTACCCGGCAGTGGTCAGGGGTTAAGTAGCCAGCCCGAGGCGTATGAACATGACGGCGGGAACACTTTGTATAACAGCGCAGCAGGTTTTTAGTTCCGCTACCCGGCGTTAAGGGTAAATGGGGTCAACATGGATACTATCGAGCTTGGCAACAACGAATCTCTGGTGTGCGGAGTATTCCCCAACCAAGACGGCACGTTTACCGCGATGACGTATACCAAAAGTAAAACGTTTAAAACCGAAGCTGGCGCGCATCGCTGGTTAGCCAGAAACGCTAACTGATTAGCGCCAGTAAAAACAGGTTTCCACAGGTTAATTTACCCTGAAAAGTCAGGGCATAACACGAAAGCGCACGGCGAGATTCCTTTGCATATAAGGTTAGATTTCTTCGACCGTGCGCTTCCGGTTGTGGCAATCCGCGAAATGGCGCGGCGGTAAGTATGGCGGGGTTATTCCTTCCCCCGTTGAGGACACCGGGTTGTCAGGTTGACCATACGCTTAAGTGACACCCCAGCCACAACAACCTCTGTTATCACTTTTCTGGTGATTCGGCGGAAATGAATATCCGCCCTTTTTAAAGTGAATTTTGTGATGCTGTGAATGCGGCTATGCGCACGCGGAACAGTTAAAGCAGTAAGGCGGTCTTTTACTGGCGTAACGAGCATCAACTAACCCGACGTTAATTGTTAACTGGTTAACGTCACCTGGAGGCACCAGGCGCTGCATCACAAAATTCATTGTTGAGGACGCGATAATGGAAACGTTATTACCAAACGTTAATACGTCTGAAGGTTGTTTTGATATTGGTGTTCTGCTCAGTAATAAAGCGTTTACTGAGGATGCCATTAATATGCGGAAATATGAGCCTTATCTGCTCAATGATAATTCCATTCTTTCCCGAATTGCCCTTATTAAACTTGGTATTTTCGGAGAACGTCAATGACTTCAGCATTTGCACTGGTGATGACGGTTTTTCTTATAACGGGTGAATAACAGAATGTGATTACCGGAATTTATGCCAGTAAAGAATCCTGCCTCCAGGCAAGAGACGAGCAAAAAATTTCTGGTGAATGCCTACCGGTAAAAAAAGTATCGCTGAACCTGAATAACGAAACACCGGCTGGATAACCCGCCAGCCATATTAACGCCATACCAACGGATTAAAAATGCCAGCAATAGCAGGGATTCGTTCACCCTGAAATCTGTAATGAGGTTAAAACACAATGAATAAAATCTTTATTTGCGCTGCTATTCCTGACGAACAGGCCATAGAAGAAGATAGCGCTGTTGCGGTGGCCACTGCCATTGAAGCCGGTGATGAGCGTCGCGCACGCGCAAAATTTCACTGGCAATTTCTGGAGCAATTCCCGGCAGCTCAGGACTGCGCTTATAAATTTATTGTCTGCGAGGATAAACCCAGTATACCCCGCCCTGCCCTCGATTCCTGGGATACCGAATATATGCAGGAAAACCGCTGGGATGAGGAGTCTGCGTCCTTTGTCCCGGTCGAACCCGAATCCGATCCGATGAACGTCACTTTTGACAATCTGGCCCCTGAAGTACAGAACGCCGTCATGGTTAAGTTCGACGCATGTGAAAACATCACTGTTGATATGGTGATTAGCGCTCAGGAATTGTTGCAGGAAGACATGGCAACATTCGACGGCCATATCGTTGAAGCGTTGATGAAGATGCCAGAAGTTAACGCCATGTATCCGGAGCTTAAGCTGCATGCCATCGGGTGGGTTAAGCATAAATGTAAACCTGCTGCTAAATGGCCCGAAATTCAGGCAGAGATGCGCATCTGGAAAAAACGTCGCGAAAGTGAACGCAAGGAAACCGGGAAATACATATCTGTCGTTGATATCGCCCGTTCCAGAGTAAACCAACAGAACACTGAAAACGCTGCTGAAAAAACCGGGGCTGTCACTGTTGCCGTTCGCCGCGAATACAAACAGACATGGAAAACACTCGACAATGAACTGGCCTGCGCCCTCTGGCCCGGTGATGTGGATGCAGGAAACATTGACGGTACCATCCATCGCTGGGCGACAAATGAGGTTATCGACAAGGATCGCGAAGACTGGAAGCGTATCTCAGCATCAATGCGCAAACAGCCCGAAGCACTTGCCTATGACCGTCAGACTATTTTTGGCCTTGTTCGCGAACGTCCGATCGATATTCACAAAGATCCCGTTGCACTGAACAAATATATCAGCGAATACCTGACGACAAAGGGCGTGTTTGAACATGAAGAAACAGACCAGAGCTCTGCTGATGCTCTCCAGTCACCAGCAGCACAAACTGCTCCAGTGGAGACGGCAGAATCCGATACTCAAAAAAATGAAATCCTGGTGGAAGCTGAACCATCTGTAGAGCGTGAAGGACCATTTTATTTCGTCTTTACCGATAAGGGCGGGGAAAAATACGGCAGGGCAAACAAACTTTCTGGTCTGGACAGGGCGCTGGCTGCCGGCGGTACCGAAATCTCAAAAGAAGAATATTTTGCCCGAAAAAATGGCACATACACGGGCTTACCGCAAAATGTGGATAGCACTGAAGATTCCGAACAACCAGAGCCGGTAAAAGTTACCGCTGACGAAGTAAACAAAATTATGCAGGCAGCCAATATCAGCCAGCCTGACGCCGATAAATTGCTTGCTGCATCACGTGGTGAATTTGTTGAAGGGATTAGCGACCCGGATGATCCGAAATGGGTGAAAGGGATCCAGAGTCGCGACGCTGAGGACCAGAATCAGCCCAACGTGAAACAAAATGAGCCAGAAGCGGAACAAAACAGCCCGGATACGCAACAAAACGGGCCAGAAGAACAACAACCAGAACCAGCAGTGCAACAGGAACTGGAAAAAGTTTGCACCGCATGCGGTCAGACCGGTGGCGGCAACTGTCCTGACTGTGGTGCGGTGATGGGGAACGCAACCTACCAGGAAACATTCGATGAAGAAAATCAGGCTGAAGCTCAGGAAAATGATCCGGAGGAAATGGAAGGCACTGAACATCTGCACAAGGAGAACACTGTCAGCGATCAGTATCACGCCAGCGATAATAAAACTGGCGAAACAGCAAATCCCTTAATTAAAGTGAACGGTCATCATGAAACCACATCCACCAGCAGGTTGTGGCACCATCTGATGATTGACCTTGAAACAATGGGAAAAAATCCTGATGCGCCAATAAACGCTATAGCCGGTAAGTTTTTTGATCCGGCAACCGGAGAGATGGGGCCAGAATTCAGCAAAACTATCGATCTGGAAACCGCAGGCGGGGTCATCGATCGGGACACCATTAAGTGGTGGCTGAAACAGTCACGCGAAGCACAATCCGCCATTCTGACCGATGAAATCCCGTTGGATGATGCACTGCTGCAATTCCGGGAATTTATCGACGAAAACTCCGGTGAATTTTTTGTTCAGGTCTGGGGTAACGGTGCAACTTTCGACAACGTGATTTTACGCCGTTCATATGAACGGCAGGGGATCCCCTGCCCGTGGCGTTACACCAATGATCGCGATGTAAGAACGATGGTTGCTCTGGGACTGGTGATGGATTTCGACGCAAGAACGACTATTCCATTCGAAGGTGAACGCCATAACGCGCTGCACGATGCGCGTTACCAAGCAAAATACGTTTCAGCCATCTGGCAAAAACTGATCCCGAGTCAGGCTGATTTTTAATGTTCAACCCCGGTCGTCGCCCGCAAGCTATAGTGGCGGCGACCATGATTAGCGAACAACTCTCATGGCAAGACTTATTCTTCTCACTGAGTGGGCAAAAGAGGAATTCAGTGACCCGGTCCCGACTCCGGGCACGTTAAGTAAATACGCTAAAGCCGGAATGATATTTCCTCTCCCCAAAAAAGTTGGAAGACACTGGCGAGTGGATCCTCGAGCTCGCTTTGTCGGAATGGTAAACAAGCCGGAAGTGATCGCCACAGATCACCCTGCTTTGAAGAGGATACTGGAAGATGGCGCGCCCACGAAAATATAAAACTGAAGTTCCGGGATTATCTCCGTATTTTGACAAAAGAAATAACAAAGTTTACTGGCGTTACAGGCATCCCATAACAGGAAAAAATCACGGACTCGGCAGTATTGACCAGAAACAGGCAGAAGCTATTGCAGCAGAAGCGAACAGCCGTCTTGCCAGGCAACAAATGGAACAAATGCTCAGTCTGCAGGAGAAAATTATTAGTGATACCGGTAGTCCATCAACCGTTTCTGCTTTTCTGAATAGTTACCGAAAAATTCAACAGGAAAGATATGAAAACGGAGAGATCAAACTCAACACACTGAAACAGAAAGCATCCCCTCTCAGAGTATTTGATGAACGTTTTGGTACCAGACCATTAGATGCCATAACCGTAAAAGATGTGGTATCGGTGCTGGAAGATTACAAGGCAAAAGGACATAACAGAATGGGACAAATTTTCAGGAAAGTACTGATCGATGTTTTCCGGGAGGCCCAGCAAACGGGCGATGTCCCGCTAGGCTTTAACCCTGCAGAATCGGCAAAAAAACCACAGGTACGGATATCACGGCAACGACTGACCTTTGATGAGTGGATGATGATTTATAATGCAGCGGAAAAGGATGGTTACTTTTTACAGCGTGGTATGCTGCTGGCACTGATGACAGGCCAGCGCCTTTCAGATATTTGCAAAATGAAATTTTCGGATATCAGGGATGGTTATCTTCATGTCGAACAGCAAAAAACAGGAACCCGGATTGCCATCCCTCTGGCTCTGCGTTACGATAAATTAAATCTCACCCTGGATGATGTGGTGTCATCCTGTCGCGATTGCGTTCTTAGTCCGTGGCTATTGCACCACCATCATGCTAAAGGGACAGCTAAGCGCGGCGGGATGGTTAAGCCAGCAACGTTAACCGTTGCATTTAAAAAAGCCCGGGATTCTGTGGATTACAACTGGCGTGCTAATGGCACCCCACCCTCTTTCCATGAGCAGAGATCTTTATCAGAACGATTGTTCAGAGAACAGGGAATTGATACCAAAATTTTGCTGGGCCATTCGAATCAAAAAATGACCGATATTTACAACGACGCACGCGGTAAGGAATGGAAAAAACTGGTCATTTGA